TACTGATTAGAGGTGCATAGCCACCCATCTGACCCTCCCTTAATTACAGGCTGTTGGCCGGATTTGCGGAGCCGTCCTCAAGACGCTGAACATAATTCACAGTGACAATCGCTCGACCAGCCGTAAGCGTGGCAGTAGCGACAGCAACACGAACAAATACCTGGGTGTCAGCCGTGGTAGAGGTCTGCCAAGCCGCCTGCGTTGCGGCAGTCGCAGTGCCAGTAAAACGACCACCAGCCGTGGTGGCTACAGCAGCCATCAACTGAGCGCCACCAGAAGCATTGCCAACAGAAATGGTGGTGGTTCCCGCTGTAGCGGCAACAGTTTGATCCACAAAAATGCTAACAATCTGCGCGCCCTGCGGCAAACGGAAAACCGCCGTGTCGGTATTACCAACAATACGGCCAGTTAGATCACCAGAATCCCAAGATTGAGAAAGGACAACCAAGCCCGTATTCCGGGTCGGGCCTTCTTTATTGGGTCCAGAGCGAAGCGGGCCAGAAAAAGTTGAAAAAGGCATTGCCTAAACTCCTGCACAACAACCATACCATCTGTGCTTGTCTGCCGGGGCAGTTGGTATGGCGAGTTAAAACCCGGTTACTTGCTTATAGTGTGGTTTTAAAAATAAAAGCAAGGTCTTTATTTAGAAAAAAGGGGGCCGAAGCCCCCTTTCTTATTTGGAAGATTAATTGCTTCCGGGGCTACCAAAGATGCCCAGCGGATCAGACGTTCCGAATGAGTAACGCTCACGCGCCTTCCAGCGGATATTGCCGGTATCAAAGTCACCGTCAGTCTTGGTTTCCTGAGACACACGAACAAAGTGCTTCATGCCATTCGGAACGTCAGTTTTGATAAACCAAGCATTCGGATCAGTCAGGAAGTGGTTAGTCGTATAGCCTTCAGGGATGGACCCATTGCTCTTCAGCGCGTTAATGTCGTTATCCGAAGTCCCGACACGGAGTTCCGTTTCGAGAATACGGGTGGCGATAAACTGAAGCTGCGGCGGGACAATCAGCTTGCGCGGCTTGGCTGCAAGCAGCAGGCCACGCTCGTCCGTCCACAGGCTCATCTGAATTACCGCCGCCTCAAGGGAGGTTTCATTCAAATCAGCGCCAGTCGTCGGACGGTTACTGTTCACACCACCATTCACCAGGGGGTGAGCCGTGCTAAACAGGGTCACACCATCACCAGACTGGAAGGTGGTGAAGCCCGTATTAAGCAGGGCGGCAGCCTTGATCTGCTTCGTGTAAGCCATGGCACGGGCCAGGGCCTTCGTGTAGCGGATCGAAAGGCTCTCATACAGATTATCCTCAAACGCCTCTTCCGTAAGGGAGAAGCCAAGGGCAATCGTTTCATGGGTATAGCGGGAAATGAAAGTCTCTTGCGCGTTGTCATACGCAATGGCCTGACCTTCCGCCTTTACGGGCGCAGCCCCAAAGCCAGAAAGTTTCACTTCCTCTTCAAAGGCACGCTCCGAGGTTTCCACCTCGTAGATTTCCTTATGCTCTTCCCCATAGCGGGCATATTCCAGGCCGTACAGAACGTTCAAACCCGGCAGCAGTTGCTTAAGCTGCTGTGCGCGACTAATAGCCATATCTCAGCCCTCCTTACGAAGCTGCCGTACCGGCGTTGCCGGTATTGCCTGACCGATGGAAGTGAGTGTTAATACGCACAACAACATCGGTAAAAGCGTCACCATTGGTGACAAAATCCACGATCCGCAATGGAAGCGTGTTGGTGGTGGCAACGCTGGACGCCTGCAAAGAAAGACCAGAAGTTTGATAACCAGAACTACCAGCCACAGTTTGAATCAGCGCAGCATTGCAACCAAGCGCAGTTTGGGTCAGAGAACCATTAGCCTGCACTTGAAACAATGCGTCAGGATCATCCACGACATAAGCCTGAATATCAGCAGCCACTGTATTCGCCGGATACGTTTGACGGAAAACCTTACCAAACACCGGATCGGTGTAGGTGCAGCCGACAAACACTCCAACAAAACCAAAACCACCGCCTGTGGAAGTAACAGTCGTGGCAGTCGTGGTGGCGTTCATGCGGGCAATCGTGCCGCGCGTGGAGCCAGTGTTGGTGATAATAACCGGATCACCATTTTGAATGCTCACGGCATAGCCGGAAGGAATCGCATAAAGACGAGTCGAACCAGCGAAGCCCTGCCCACCCAAAAGGTTGATGGGATTAAGCCCATACGGAGCAGATGTAACAGCCATCTACTTTTCCTTTCAGAAACAGATTGAGATATGATATGAAGCCATCTTCATATCAGCGGTGCCCCAGAACGCGACTGGACCGCTCGGGTGGCAAAAACCCTGTTCCAGCAGGCGCACGAGGATCATTCTCCCGGAATACGCTATTGTCCACGGATTCAATTTGCTGCCGTGTCCAATTTTCATAATGCCTTGCGCGCTGGTTGATAATTTCCGCAGGGGCCTTGCAGAGTAGCAAATTACCAATAAGGATATTTTCACTAAAGTCTGCATTTTTCGGGCGGCGGGCCTTAATCTCGGGATGATCTTTTGCGAGAACTGGCTCATAACCCTCATTCATTTGCGATGTGACATTATCGGCCTGATCTCGGCCTCCTGCCGCAACGCTAACCCATCGGAAAACATAACCATCTTGCGGTTTTGGATCGGGGAGAATTGAAGGGGGCTTCCAAGAAGCTACACGCTCCGCATTTTCACGGAGGTCCATGGAACGGGGAGTGCGATCAGCCATTGGGATTCACCTTCATATATTCCTCAACATATCGTTGTGGTGTGATTTGCAGCTTGCGGATAAGTTTCATCTGACTATCCGTTAGACGCACTTGGCGGGTAGTATTTTTAGCCGCCCGATTAGCGGGGGCCACTACCGATGGAGCCTTAGTCGTCGCGTCACTTACCGACTCAGGCCGCTTCCCGAAATACTCGGGAAACCTTTGACGAACTCGCTCGTCAATAGTTTGATAATACTCATCCGACCGGGGGTCAACATTTTTTTTTCTTAAAATGTCTGACACACCCAAAGCATAAGCAGTCATTTCTTCTTCAATTTCACCTTCAGCCTGAAACCAATTACTATTGGCCTCATACCACTTCTCGGCCTTAGCATCCGGCTTAGGCGGGGGTGGCGGCAGTTGATGAACCTGTGGCTGGGGTTCCGGCGCCCGATAAGCATTATATCGCTCATTCTCGACCACGGAACGCTGTAGTTGTTCCTGAAACTCTAGGAACTTATCAGTGTCACCAGCCTCAAAGGCTTCCTTGGCAGCCCGCTTCAAAAGGCTAATCTGTGACTCAGACCGCCCCTTTGCCTGTTCTACCAAAGCCTTCTCTTGGGTAACCTTCAAATCTTCAAGTTGCTTGGTTTTCTCAATCAGAGATTGGGCAAGCCGAAGCGCCTCATCCCGTTCACGGACAACGGCTTCCTTGGCCCGGCGTTCAGAATGTGCCTTAAAGGACAAGTCCTTAATGCGCTTCTGAACGTCCTTCTTATATTGAACAACCTCATCGTCCCCGACTTTAATATCATCGTCGGATTCGGTTTGTTCTGGCGCGACGGCCCGGCCCTTGTCGGAATCCGGGGTATCGTCGTCCACAATAATCTCAAACTCAGGCGCCTCGGCGTCCTTATCTTCAATGTCGCTCATGCGCGGGTAATCCCCCTCGGATCATCAACCACGGCCTCGACAGTATCATCATTGATTAGACGAAACTCCCGGCCATTGACCTTGAGGCGAGTGCCAGAATAGGCGTGGAATAGAACGAAATCGCCCTCCTTACACCAAGGACCAGTTGGAAACTTATCCTCATCCTTATAGCAAAGGTCGCCCATTTTATACACAAACCCAACTATAGAAGCGGTTTGTTCACGCTCTAGCGCCCGCTCTGGAAGGAGAATGCCGCCAGCAGTCTTTTCCTTGAGTTCTGGCAAAACAATAAGCATCTTGTAGCCCTTTGGCTCGGGCAATACATTAGGCTTACCTTCAACACCTGAATCCAACTTCAAACTATTCAGGTCAATCTTCTTATAGTCCAATTCCATTACTACACCCATCGCATACCAATTAAGGGCTGGTAAGTGCCCTGCATCCCCCTATGGGATGAATACTTAGGACTCTTGATATTTCTCAACCAAATCAAGGAGTTCCCGTTCAGCAAGCGCCAGACCTTCGATAATCCCGGTCATGCGCTTATATTCTTCAAATGAGGCGCAACCACCACATGCAATAGAGTCAGCAATATCTTCCAACTGCTTGCGAATTTTATTCCGCACCGCCTGTAGGATGCCTTCCTCAAACTGATCCATTGAAGTTCCTCATTGCTTCCTGACCGGCCTTAAACCCGGCCAACCTTGCATCTGCCTTATTTTTGTCAGCCGTCAAGACAATCTTATCACGCTCATTGGACGCCTTAATACCGGCATTAACCCCGGCAATACGCTCCTGAGAAGCAATCCGATCACGCTCAATTTGCCGCTGGTCCGCCTTTGCCATATTGTCAGCTTGATCTTTGGCGATCTTGCGCTGGACTTCCATTGCCTTATTCTGAGCGTCCTGCATCTGCGCTTGAACCACAGGGTCTTGCATCTGCTGCTGAATCTGCTGCTGTTGCGCCTCTGCCTGATCCTTAGCCAAAAGGCGATTAGAAGCCTCGGCAACAAGTTTGGATAACATCACTTCCGCATCTTCCGGCAATTCCGCATTGGGTTCCGGCAGTTGGACGCCAAGCTGCTCTTCAATCTCACGGCGATACTGGAAGGCAATATGCTCATTGATATGGGCCATCATAGCCGCCTGGATGCCCCCGGCCATCGGGTTCTGCCCCACCAGCGCCATAATACGAGGATTCTGCATAGCAGACATGTGGGCCTGGATATGGGCTTCGTGATCCTGATATATGAACGCCTTGACGGGCTTGCCGTTCAGAATGTCCATATTTTCAGAAATGGGGTCGGCAGGCCGTTTGTCTTTGGTCGAAGGGATAATCTTATCAATATCGTTGATACCAAGCACAGCAAGCATCTGCCGATGCAGTTCAGGCAAGTCATACATATTTGGGGCTTGTGCCGCCAACTGTAGGGCTGCCTGATATTGAACCACCCGCTGCGACAAAGAGGCCGCATTGGGATCGGTAACTGGAATAACATCTACCCGATCATCATAATCTTTACCACGGGTAGCGCCTGGGTCAGTTTCATACTCATATTCATCAGGCGCGTGGGTCTTGATAATCTCGACCAGAATATCCAACTCCTGCGCCAAGGAAGCATGGAGCCTCGCTTGGACGGCAGACATAACCTTCATCGCCCGCTCCATCAGGGCAAGCGTGGTGCCTACCGGGGCCTGTTGGTTTGAGTCCCCAATCTGCAAATCAGCAATAGAAGCAAACCGGCGCCCCTCCTCAACCATAGTCCCCAATAGGGCAGCAAGCACCTGAGAGGGCTCCTTATACGGAAGGAAGGTAATAGCGTCCTTAATGGCGCCAGAAGGAACGTCAACGTCCCTAAACTCACCCGGCATCAAAGGCGTACTATCGCCTTTAATCCGCAACCCACGCGCCTTCAAACCAGCCGGGAGATTAGCCAGCGTACCGGCATCCACAAGCTGCCGAAGGATAGAGGTGGCAGACTTGGCAATACCACCAATCAAATGAATCAAACCAAAGGCATAGAACCCAAACCCAGGAACATACCCATACTGTACAAAGTGCATCCGCTTTAGCTTCAGCGAATCATCCTGACGCCAGTTCCGATAGATAGACAGCACCAAGCCGCTCTGGCGATCAATAGTCACAACGTAGGGGAGGGCAATACCCGTAGGCTCGCCGTCCTTATCTAAATCCTCAAACCCCTCAATATCCAATTCCACATGCATTTCAAGGAGTTGGTGGCGATCATCGGCATTAGCCTCAGTCTCGCCCGTCAATTCATTCTTACTCTGCTGAATCTGACTGATCTGCGTCACGGGTTCGGGCAAATCCATGTCCCGATAGAACCCAGAAACCTGTAACTTCTTCAATTCATTGGGATATTTATACATGATGTGGGTATAACGGGGGCAGGAAACCAAATCAGAAGCCCCGTATGGCGCCACCAAATCCTCAGCAGGAACAAACATAGCCACCGGGCGCCCCAAGGAAGGGTCATAATACACCTTCTTAAACGCAGCCCCGGCCAAAGGAAGGTTAAACAGCAACCTTTCATGCTCTGAACGATACTCACTCATCTTCCCGGTCAGAAAATAGTTCAAATCTTCCTTAACGCGGATAGCCTGTTTCTCTTTCTCAGGCGTCACCTTGCCCGCAATCTTAGTCCGGACGGGGCCACCGGCAGGGAAAGTCTCCATAATAGACTGAGACTGGAACCTAACAGCCGCTTCAGACAGAATAGGGTGAAACACCCCACAAGCCCCAGCCCAAGGGGTAGAACGATCTTCAATCTTCAGACCAAGAAGGTCCAAACCACTCTTATATGTCTTTTCCCAATCAGCCCTAGACCTCAAATCATTCTCAAAATGGGTGACAAGTTCCTGAGAAATAGTACTAAGCACACCATCATCAATGTGTTCAGCTAGATTGGCCCCAAAGTCAGGCTCTACTTCATCAGATAAACGGGGTCCAAGGATAACAATGGCGCCACCATCCTCTGTTTCAATGGTTACGGCGTCCGGGTTCACAACATCAATAGTTACTTCAGCGGCGCTTTCGCCCATTAAGGGTTCCAGAGGCTTATCAACACTCATTAAAACTCTCCATATTCGGGGTATGGTCCAAGTAAAACGCCCCTGTCAAGCCATTTAATAGTATTCAGCCCTAGCGGGTGGACTATAATCGTCCTCATCATCACTTGGAAGCCTCAATAAACCACCCTGCCTGTACCTCATAAGGGCCATAATCACGGTATCTACATAGTCATCATGAGCCCCGACAGGAAAGGCCGCACACTCCTCAATCACTTCATTGGCCCAATTACCAGTCGGCGCCCAAACAACCCCTGATGCAAATATGTCAGAGATAGAATTGGCGCGCATCACCTTATCCCCGGATGCTCGGGTGGGGGTGAACTCAGAAACCATCACCCCGGCCTGTCTCAATTCATGGATCAAAGGCAACCCGGACGCCTTGGCTTCAATCAGGAAGGTATCAGGCTCCCATTCCTTATATATCTCAATAGCCTTAGCCTTCAGATCAGGGAACTCTAGGCGGTCCTTCCAGGCGTCCAGCATGATAATGTTAGACCCGCCTTCGCCTTCATTCTCGAACACTCCCCAAACGGTAAAGGCCGAATAGTCGCTCCGGTTGTTCTTGGTGAAGGCGGTATCCGATGCGATGATAATGTATTCACATTGGGGCAACCGCTTCTTATCCCAGCGGCGCCACCATTCTCGTTTGATGATAGCCCCTTCTTCTGAGGTGGGTTGCTGCTGGTACTGAGCGTTCCACTTAGAGGCGGGCAATTCAGCCTTCAAAGCCTCTAAAGCGGGCTTTGACCAGAACGCAGGCCACATAGGTTCACCGGATGGGAGAATAGCAGGCAACTCAATCACCTCCCACTGGTCCCCATCACCACGGTCAATAGAGGCTTGCACAAGGCGCCCTGTAAGATCACCAACACCCCAGCGGGTCATCACCACTACAATAGCCGCATTAGGCTGTAGCCGCTGCCTAGGGCCAGAGGAATACCACTCATACACCTTCTCAAATACCTTCGGGTCATGAGCAGCCTGAATAGCCTCTTGCTCGCTGTGGGGGTCGTCAATGATGAATAGATCGGCGCCCTTACCAGCGATAGCACCCCCAACACCCACGGCAAAGTAAGCGCCATTCGATGTAGTGTTCCACCGGCCAGATGCAGTTGAGTCAGCCCGCAACCCGACTCCGGGGAACACTTCACTAAAACCTTCGTCCTTGATTAAGTTTCTAACCTTGCGCCCAAAATCAACCGCCAACTCAGCAGTATGGGTAGCCTGAATAATCTTCTTCTCAGGATACCTACCCATAAAAAATGCAGGCAATAAATATGAAGCAAACTCTGACTTAGTATGACGGGGTGCCATATTAATAATAACCCGCTTACACTCCCCGCTAATCACCCGATCAAATGTATCAGCCATGATCTTATGGTGAGGCCCCTCAATAAACCCAGGCCACATACGCTTCACAAAAGGAAGGAACTTACTCTTTGCCTTCTCCTTCTCCTTAGCATCCTCCAAACCCTCCAACAGCTTCAACAACTCAACCTGATCCGCAATCGGCATAGAGGATAACTTCGGCAATATCTGAGCAATAGCAGCAGCGTCCATAAATCACCAAAAAAAACCCGGCAGCCCTAAAGCCACCGGGCAAGTTTAAAAGGAGACACATGCCTACGGAGGATAGACACCAACACAACCTACAGAAGCACAACCAACATTACAACCCCTAAAACAATATCGCTATTAACATAACAATCAGCCATGACCCTATAAACGCGCCAGCCACAAAGACCGCCACAATAAACAACATAGCGGCTAAAACATCCAAAAACTGGCTCGGCGTCATAACAACCCCTGATAGCAAATACCGCTATCAAAGGGGGCCATAAATTGTAAGGGGGGTGGTTTCTATATAAGGCAAATTAAATAAACGGTTTGAAATTAACAAGGGGGTGGGGGTCTAAAGAAAATTCATATGTCCCTTGCGTAATTTTATTACCTTTGATAAAATCCTTTCCTTGAAAGGAAACTACAATGATTTCTATACCTCCATCTATCTTTGATAATGGATGCCATAATGTTTCATTAAAGCAGGCAGGAAGAGTTTTAAGACTTAGAATTGGGTCAATGAAGCGCGAAACAAATGAATCAATCAAGGCAGAGAAACTTAAAGCTATTTGTGAACTTCAAGACCTAATAAACTCCTGTCCAAAGAAACCAAGGAAAAAGAACGGCATCTTAGTTGAAAGGAAAAATTTTTGGGATTTACTAGATTCAACAGGCGATTGCTGGAACTGGACCGGAAGCAAGAACGAAAGCGGATACGGGACATATAGCAATGGAACAGAAAACACCGCACATAGGGTAGCCTATTCACTTAAATACGGGTCAATACCAAGGGGCATGTTCGTATGTCATAAATGCGATAACCGGGCCTGCTGTAATCCCTATCATCTATTCCTTGGAACCCCAAAAGAAAACTTTGATGATATGGTTAAAAAGGGACGACACACCAAAGAATTTCAAAAGTCCATGCGTATTGACGGATACCAAGAGCCGCCATTGGGGTATGATTCATTGTGAAGTAAATATTCGTGAAAAGATTGGTGTGGAATACTATGTAAACCCACACTCACACGCTCGCTGATTACCCCCTTCCCCCCGTGGGTGGGGTCCAGCCATGCCCGATCAGAACCCCCTATAGCCTGCCCTGGTTGGATTCTATCCGCTACCTCTAACCTACATCTAATAGGCTAGAACATAACAGGAACATCTAGCATTGGGCCAATGATGCTGACCTATCGCCTAGCACTAGGCTATCGCTAACCTATTGATTCCAAAGGCTTTTATCTAAGTTACCCGCATAAGGCCCATTATGTCAAATTAACCTGATTCTAGTTAAGTGCCTGTTTTCATTAGGGATTCTAGCTTCTCTCTCAGCGCCTTAGATACGGATTCAGCGTCTGTAGTAGCACTAGCTTCCTCTGGGGGCTTCTCAAAGGCAGCTACTCCACCCAATTTACCCAATAGCTCTAGCGCCCTGATCCTAGCAGCAGGGCTAGAATCGGGATCGAGGGACTCGATGTGCAGGCGAGCGATGACGTGTGCACGGATTTTAGCGGAATCAAGCCTATCACCAGCCAGTTTTAGCGCCCTTATCTCATCTATTCGTGCGGAGATTCTAGGGTCCGCCATGAGGCGGGAGGCTTCCTGTGATACTGATGCGGCGGTCATGCCGTCGGCTTCATAGGCTATGCGATATGCTGCGGATTGATTGGGATATAGGCCAGAGGCTACAGCCTGACAGAATGCCTCTTGCTTTATAGTTAGGGCTGGACGTTCAGCATTGAGGCTTGCGGGATTGAGGGAAACCACATTAGAAGCGCCGGGATTAGTGTCTGGCATATATACAGGGAGCCTTGCCTTTGGCTTATTCCCCTTCCCTTTGTTTCCCCCTACTAGCTTACCCATGGCGCCATCTATCCCGCTTGCGCGGTAACGTCCGATTACCTACCGCGTCCGGCTAACCTATTGCAAAACCTAGCCATTAAACAATAACGAAAAAAAGACAAAAAAACCGCTTGACAATGGCGAAAAGGCTATTTAATGAAGGAAACAGGCGACCAAACAGAGGAGACCCGCCATGCATGACATCGAAGAAGAGCTTGATTCTGCCATTCAGTCAGCAAGGGAAGCCATGCCGGCGAATATCGCCGCGCTGATCAATATGGCCAATTCTGACCTATACTCTGGCCCCTTATACCTAGACGAGGATGGGGAAGAATGCTCTATGTGGGATGAAGGCGCCAAGCCTTTTAATTTCAGCAAGGCGATTGACACCATCGGAGATTGGCTCTCCGTTAATGTGGACAGCGTCAGGGTTCAAATGTTTGACACCGATGAAGATGGAGAGGAAGTTTCCCGGTTTGAAACCATTGAAGATTCAGAGCGACACATCCTCCGCGCATTGCTTGGCAGCGAGCTTGCTTCACACTTCTAATGGTTCCTTCACGCGATAGCCTAGAGATAGGCTATCTTGTGAGGTAATCACGCTTCAAGAGGAGATTAGACCCATGCTTAACGCCTTCACCAAAGCCTTCAGGGCAGCCCGAAAGGCTGGCAGAAGACGCTAAGTTTTGGGCAGGCATTTAACCCGCGCGGGGATACGTCCCCGCCTTCCGTCCTAGTCAATCGGCTAGGACCGAAAGCGAAAGCGCAAAAGGAAATAGACCCATGACAGCCGAAAAGCTTTTCCCCTCTGGCGCATGGCGCATCAGCGCCATGATCGGAGACCGCCTTAAAACTCGCGTTTATATCGGATACACCAAACGCGAAGCGATGGCCAATTTTCGGGCCGAATTTTTAACCGAATCGAAAGGCTAGACCATGCACCCCGCACTAGAACGACTTGCGCACCCCGCGCCAGTCAAGCCAGAACCCAAAAAAACAATCTGGCAAGCCCTGGCCCATAAGCTAGGACGCGAACCAACACACGCCGAAGCTTGCGCTGAGGTGAAGCGAATTCTAACCGAATCGAAAGGCTAGACCCATGCCACAGCCCCGCCCCGTCCCTCGCCCGGCCAATATGCCCGGCCTGCCGCCCGTTCTGGTAAGGCTAGACGATCCCGCCGAAGCCTTGGCGCGGTCCGTAGCCCGGACCCGCCCGGCAGAATATCCAAGGGAAGAACCCGTCACCCTTGCCGATATCCTGAGAGGCTTGGACTAGGCACAAGTGCGACTTAAACGCAATCGGGGCGGAGGTTGACCAGACCCCCGCCCCTCGACGCACAAAAGGAGACTACATGTCAGCAACCATCGGAGTCTGACAAGGCGAATAATGCCCCAAAACTTCCCAAAATGCAAGCCCCAAAAAACTTGCAAAAGATGTGAAAAACATCTTGACTAGCCCCCAGGGCTATTATATGAAACAAACCAGACCCCGCACAAGTGCGGATAACAAAGGAGACTAGACCAATGACCGACAAGCAGCAAATTGTCACCGCCCTTTATGCTTGGGTAGCGCAGCGCCCAGGCTTGGAGTTTGGCAATTATGGCGATGCTAAAGGCTACCGCGCCGAATTGCGGAGCATCACCCGCGACTTACAGGACGCCCGCACCCTTTTAAGGGCCGTGGAATTGTCCGGGATCACCGGGGAAGAATTGGCCCAGGCTTTTGATCGCGCCTATTCTGGCAGGCTTTCATGGAATGGCGCAAGGCTGGACTACTGTACCGGCCAGTATTGGCCGACGGAATACCGGCGCGCTGCTTGCGCCGTGCTGGCTAGTGCCTTGTGGGGTTATCACCGGGACAACATGCCCGCCCCCCGCTACCAAGTAGCAGGTAAAGGCATGGCTTGGCCGACACTGGAAGAGGCGCAGCAATCCGCCAAACGCTACGCGCCCGCGATTGTCAGCATTGAAAAGGTTTACCGCGACAAGGCCAAAGGCGCATGGGTGAGCCCTGGCGCATACTTGCGCGGCAAGTGCCGGGAATTGTATGGGCGCGGCATTCAGTCGCGCTGGTTTAATTAACTAAGGGGCGCAAGCCCCGCTTTTCTAGCCCCCGCCATACCGGCGAGGGCTTGGTAAGCGGAGATTGACCTGTGACCAAACACACCAAAACGCCTTGGCGCTATCAATTAGGCGACCATAAGCACGATTGCCACGGCCAGATTTTTGATGCCGACGGGAATCTTCTCGTTTTGCGCGCCGTGGTCAACAATGAAGATGCAAAAATCATGCTCTTAATTGCAGACGCTCCCGCTATGCTGGAAGCCCTCGCTGGTATGCTGGCACGGTTTGCAGATCATGAGCAATACGACGAAACCGGGGAAGATACCGCCGCAATCGAAGCGGCCCGCGCCCTTATCGCAAAGCACAGGGAGCCTAACCAATGACCCGCACAACGCAACAGCAGGCAATCGCATTCTGCGAGAGCGTCCGGCCTGAAATGGTCAAGAGGTATTGCATAAACATTGAGGGGTGGAATGTGTGGATGCTGGTAAAAACGGGGCCGGGTCGCGCCTTGTATCATGCCACCAAAACCCAAAAGCCCAAAGACTCCCGCCGATCATGGGAGAAGATTGGCGCGGTTGAAGGCTGGAATGTGTGGCGATCCATCACCACAACAGGGGCCAATCTATGACCGACGAAGAACTCCTCACCGCCATTCTGGCAAAGCCGCACTTGTGCGCTCGTGTTGTCGCAGCCAGCAAGCCCAAGAAACCTTGGGCGCTAGGCGATAACCCAAAGCAGCGCGCGGCCTTCCTGAGACTGTCACCGGAGCGGCAGGAATACATCACTAGATGCGACACATGGCGCAAGGCTTGGCGCTTGTGGCATTACTTTGGCGCGTCCAATCCCGGCCCGTATCCGGTTGATATTGACTCGCCGGAAGCCAAGGCAGTCTCAGCCCGCCTTGCCGAACTGGACCGGATGCAGGCCGAAAGCATTGCCCGGCTTATAGCCCGATGGGGCGGGGATATGGAGGCCAGGGACAGGGCTATTCAGGATTCCCCCAGGCGCTCAGACTTTCACAGTGATGAAGCCCATCACGCGGCAGTGGTGCGCTTTATGAATGAGGAAAGCGCGAAGGCCCGCGCATCACGTCAACCAAGCCTTTCTATTGCGGCAGAATAGGAGATCAAACCAATGACCGAAGCAAACCAAGTCGCGCAAGGTTGCGCGGGTGCGTCCCGCGAAAAATACCCCGCGCTCATGGATTACATCGCCAGCCGACAAGGCGCGTCATGGGATCAATGCAGGGATGATGAAAGGGACGCTGAAGGCGGGCGCTTGAATAGCGTAGCCGATGACTTGCGGCGGGCGGAAACAGACTTTGGCAGATACCCATACAATGACGCCATGAAGGAGTTTCTGGGGTTGGACATTGAGAAAGACAGTAGGGCCTATTACATGGCAACTAAGGTAAAATATAGCGCCGCGCTTGGGGAGGCTAGGCGCCAAGTCGAGCAGATGATACCGGAAAGGCGCCCCCTCAAAATTGTGGCCGCGCGCTGCAAAAAAACGGGTAAGCCGGTGCGAACCCATACCTTCATCGGGCCGGACCAGATCATGATTGAAGGGGCAAGCCTTTCATTGCAAAATGGCCGGGTCCGTGTTCGTCTGTCCTACGGGTTCAGTCTGGAAACAATCATGGTTAAGGCCGCGTTAGCGATGAAAGCCGGGGTTCCATACGGCGAGGAGCCATGATTAAGGAAATCAACGGCTGGTTTTATATCGTCAACCTGGGAGCCTTTCATGGCTTCCCGTTTCCAACCCGCGCCGATGCTGAGGAAGCATTGATGGCGCTAACACAGGAGCCTGACCAGTGACCAAAAACAAGGCAACAGTTTTGGATTCCCCACAAGATACAATCATCGGCGCCGCCAATGAATTGAATCAAGTGTGTTGGGAATTGAACGAACTCTCAAACACATTCTTCCGGCTTGGTATGCACCAATTGGCGGATGAATTGAGAGGGCATAGTAAGACAGCAGAGGGGCTTGCCATCCTTATCAGGCGCGCGGCAACTCAGACACAAAACAGATGAAACCCAAACAAAAGGAGCCGCACAAGTGCGTGTAACGTCCGCCGCTGCCTTCGCAGCCTATCAAATCCTAAAGGAATATCTAAACTCTGGCGGGAAATCGCCGGGGGTGGATGATGATGATGTGGCGGAGTTTATGGAAGCCCTGCTTAAATCCAAAACCATTGACATAGGAGAAGATGATGCTGACCTTACAACAGATTCGTGATCAATCCCCCTGCACAGATGGATGGACCAAGCTATTAAAATCCCTTGGAAATCCGCCAATGGATACCGTGATTAGCCTTGGCGATGTAGCTAAATCTAATAATGCCGCAGATGCGTGGTGGTGCGTCCGGGCGCTGGATTGGTCAAATATGACCCTTCGGCGGCAGGTTATCGCAGCCCTCATACTTTCGCTGGAACGCTCGGCTAAACACACCACTGACAAGCGAGTGCATGATTGCATTGCCGTCATCCATGATTGGGTTTCCGGCAAGCCCGCCGATCTGAATGCGGCGGCGTGGGCGGCGAGGGCGGCGGCGAGGGCGGCGGAGGCGGCGTGGGCGGCGGCGGAGGCGGCGTGGGCGGCGGCGAGGGCGGCGGAGGCGGCGTGGGCGGCGGAGGCGGCGGAGGCGGCGTGGGCGGCGGAAAAAGAAACCCAACGCCAAGAACTTATCGCAGCCTTCCCACCCCTGATTCTAAAGGATTGACCCAATGACGAAACGTGAAACTGCCCTCGCACTGTTGCGAACAGGCGCCACCCTTCAAGGTATCATCCAAGTCACCGGCTGGACTAAAGGCACGGCAAACAACTGGC